ACCGTGTTGGCCAGTACGACATCCGTGCCGTCGTTGAACACAACCTGTGTGGTGCTGGGCGCTACAGCAATACCGTTACCAGTAGAGTTCTTAATCGTGATGGTATTTGCCAACGTGTTGTTGACGATATACTGCTTCTCTATCGCCGGCACAACCAAGTTGTACGCCGCGTTCGCAGTGCCGACTAGATTAAGCCGGAGGTTACGTGCAGTCTGAGTTGCGTTGGTGTCGCTCAACGTCAGGGTGACGCTGGCGTTTGCGAAGGTGACGTTGGCAGATCCAGTGATCGCCTCTTCAATCGCAGTACCCAGGTTAGTGTTGGTAGTGTTGCCCCACGTACCAGCCTGCTCACCTGTACCAATCAGTTCAATCTTTAGGGCGCTGTAAGTACTTGCCATGATGCTTCCTTCTTATACCGTGTTTATCTTTTGCCAGCCCGGCGTTTGATTGTCTGATATATCGTCCCAAGCATCGGTCTGACTACTATCTATATCTTGCCATTCCCCAGGCACCTCATTCTGAATCGCGCTCCAAGCCTCCGCCTGATTGTTGGCTATATTTTGCCAGCTTGGCGTCTGCGAGTCATTAATTAGCTCCCACAGATACCTGCCAAAGAACGTCTCAGAAAGCCTGATCTGCTCTTGCAAATACACAAACATGATGGCATTGGCGTTCGGTATGTCCTCTGCCGTTACCGCCTCTGCCTGCGTCGCCGCAAAATCCGCCTGCACCGACTGCGAGTTGTTTAGCTGCACATCCTCGTCTACGTCCGCCCTAAAGTCAGCTCGCGAAGATTGTGTTTCACTAAAACGCCCAGTCTCACTTATTGCTGTAAATAAAGTAAACGCGGCGGACTGGGTTTCGCTTAACCTAACCGTATTTGAAACTGCCGCATTTGCCGTCTGCGCCCCAGAGACAGAAGAGTCAAACTGCACATCCTCATCTATATCTGCTCTAAAGTCCGCCTGCGCCGCCTGTGTGTTACTTCCTCTTATTGATTCTGCAATTGAACTTAATAAACTTGCGACCGCAGATTCTGTAGAACTAGCCCTGACCGTCTCACTTATTGCCGAAACAGCCGTCTGTGCGGCCGACTCAGTGCTACGCATCTCAACCCGATCTTGGAAAGAACTAACCAAAACCGACGAGGAGCTAACTAAGTCATAAGCCTCTGCTCTTTCACTTATTGCAGCAGAGAACGGGATGCTTGCTTCATTTGTATCTGATACACGTACCTGCTCACTGATCGAACCGTTGGCAGTTTGTACGCCAGATACTGCCGCATCTAAGCTTGCCGTCTCTGCTATCGCCCCAGTTGTGGTGTATATCGCCGCAACCGTGTCGCTTAAACTTACTGACTCACTGCACTGCGCAACCGCCGTTTGTAATGCCGCAACCGTTGAATCGAACTGGACATCCTCATCTATCTGCCCATCAAACGTTGCACTTGCAGAACTGCTATCACTAAACCTTGCTGTCTCACTGACTGCATGAGATGACGTTCTGGCGGCAGATTGAGAATCTGAAAGCCTGAAGGTGTCCGCTACATCTTCGTAGTAGACTGACATCCCCCATCCGGCTTGACCCCATGTGCCGGAACTCCAGCCGCCTACCGACATTCATCACTCCGCAGCAGCTAGTTGTTCCTCATCAAACCAACGAGAATGCGCCTGCCCTTCAGCATCCGTCCACGACATCAGATACTGGACGTTGCCATCTTCATCCATGCGCAAAGCTTCTACTGGACCTTGGGGCGCAGCAACATTCAGCTTGACTGCATCGCCCTTCTTAAACTTGGTAGCCATAGTGATTCCTTAATTAAACTGCATCAGCCGAGAAGGTATAGGTGACGTTCAGCGTATCGCCGTTGGCCACAGTCTTATCGCCGCCAGTAAAGTCGCCCTCTGAAAACAAAATACCAGAAGTGCCAGAGGCTACTGAAGCCAAAAATGCACCAGCAACCGTGGTTGTGTTGTTGATGCTAAACGTAGCTGGGCTAGCAGAGTTATCAAGCACAGATGGATCAGCAGTCGTTGCCGTACCAAATGTCACCGCTTTACGGCTGCCAGAATAGTTTGTGTCTTCCGTCCAGCCAGTATGGGAGGCCAGCGTATCACCGGCGTTGTAGGTCGTTCCCGATCCTGGACCAGTTACCAAGCCAAGATACCAAGCAGCGGTATATGCCGAACCCTTAAAGTATTTAGTGTTCAAGTCTTGCAGACCCTGATTTACAACAAGATTGTGGAACGTGTCTTCCCACTTTTTCTCGCCGTCTGGGCCAAAGCACTCAACCTTAAAAACACCGCCAAGCTTCACACGACCATCACTTTCCGTAGATCTTCCTACGCCAGCCTGAACGGTTTCGCCCAATTTTGATTTTGCAATATACATAGGAACTCCTTACGTTATACGAATGATCGCCGCCGTTGCCGTGTCGGGCGGTACTTCAATGGTAAATTTTGTCGAGGTCTGCTTGTCAGATCCAAAGTCCAAAACCGCTATCGACTTATTGCCGACACTTGCGTTGTAGATCAAAGCGCCCCGCGCCGTGAATGACGCCGGATCCCACACCACATTGTCAAAGCTGACATAAGCAATCAGCCCTGACGTAGACACCGATACCCCCGACAGCGTTTCACCGCCTGCCGTGTAGCCCGTACCAGTGATCTCATTCGTCGTGGTGTATTCCGTCGTGTTCTCGTCCAGCGTAGCAAGCGCCGTATACAGCGCAATCTTCAGCGTGTTCGTTTCGAGATTATGCTCACCCAGGAGAATCTCTTTCTTAAAGCTTGTGGTCAATCCTTGACGGAGCGCCATTACGTCACCTTAACCCTAAGCTGGCCAGAACGATAAGCATCTTGACGCTCAAGTCCATCGCCCAGACGTTTCAGCTGACCCATAGCCTCGTTGTACTTGGCGTCCACATTCTGAATAATATCGACCTCGCCCTTCATAAACAGATACGCCTCACGCAGCGAACCGTACAAAAGGATCGGATCAAAGTTATCGCCCAGCCAAGTTGTCTCAGCCGTCACAATCGACTCTGGGTAATAGTAGTAGTGCATCTCAACGTTGTACGCCTGATTAGGCGTCGGACCCAAAATAAATGTCAGCTCATTCGTAATCGTGCCGCTCACCACCGTCGGGCCAAAGATCGCGTAGTACAGCGGCAGCCCAAGATCTGTCGGCGTTGGATACGCCTCACGGATAAAGTTCACATCTTTATCCAACAGATAGTGGTACTGGCCGTCCTGATCCTCGACCGCCATTGAGTACACCGCCAGAAAGTCTGATGGGGCAGATAGATACTTATTCTCCGCTGTCAGCAGGCCAGTAACGTTCCGGCGCAGCGCAGGGATTTGCACAGAGTTGTATACCCGCGTCTCCGTCTGACGGATAAACGTGTCTATGTACGTCTCAAAATCTGAGTCGTAATTCTCGGTATACGCCTGAATAGCGGCTTTTAACTCTGTGTAAGTCATGTCAGCCCATCTTCCCGCTGATCTTGCGACCCTTAGTAGCAGCACCGTAACCACGCATCTCACCAACACCGTATGGGTTGATTGGCTTGTAGTTGCCTTTGCTGATACCGCCGACCGACGGATTGATCTCATTCAGCACGTTCGCACCAGGCGTGTACTTGCTGTACGTATCAATGCTGGTCTTGCCGCCTTCCATCGTGTGCGGCTGGGCATACGTCGATGCAGGACCAACTTCCTTCCCCTGCTTTTTCATCGAGAACTTAGCCATTATTTACCTCTCGAGTTGCCACGCTGATTCATAGCACGTGCCATGTTGCGCCCGTATTTTTTCATGGCTTCGCCTGTAACGCCACCTTTTGCCATGTTGTGCATACGCTTCTCGTGGCTTTTGACCGCCTTACCGGCAATCGCTTTCATCTTGCTAGTATCCATTCTGAACTCCTACGTTGTTAATACGGTTACGCTATTTACTACCCCCGGCACCGCCAAATTGTTCGGCGTCAGTCCAGCATCGTTAGCCCTAGATCCGCCTACCGGATACCAACCCCATTGAATAATCCTGCTACCGCCGCCTGGATACCCTGTCTCATCTTCCGCAGGCCCAGTATTAAACTTAGTCTGTATGCCTGTGTATCCAGACTGAATGTAACTGACATCTGGCCGAGGTTCCCGTACAGCTTGCGGGTCCGAAATCGGGTAAAGACCTAAGCTAAGTTGAGGCTGGTCAGGCTCCCAGCATGTTTTACACACCTTAATCTTGACGTTCTTCGTCTTGATTGTCAGAGTTTTAAGCTCTTTCAGCAAGTATCTAAAGCCGCAGCGGTCACATTCCGCAATCGACTTTTTACCGGATGCGTACTTACTTGGCATACATCACCTGTAAGTAATCATCCGTGGCACCAAACGATCTGGCGCCTTCTCACGATCCTCGCCCGCAGCCATCTCCCAAGCCTCGTCATACTGCTGTTTCAACATTGGTACGCGCTGCAATGCATCCGGCAGCTTGACCGACAGCATGTATGCCAGCCCTGCCACCAGCGCATTCTGGAAGCGAAATGGAATATCTTCCACGTTCGCACCGTTGCCAGCGTCATACATCCTGCGCAGCCGCCAGTACACAAAGTAGTAGTACGGAGACTCTTCCGTTCCCTGATCCGGTGATGGCCAGACGTTAATCTGTGGGTACTGGATTTGGCCGTCCGTGGTCTGCCCCGACTGGCGGTTTACCCACACCTGAATCGGGCGTCCTTGCGTCAGCTTGTTTGGGATTGTGGAGTAAGTGGATACCGAGATACGGTTAATGTTGATATCAGTCTGGTTGGCAACAGA